TATCTTCACCAGTACGTTCTATAACTCTAGCAGTTTTACCGTTAAATTCAATTGTAGCTTCATGTTCACCAGAAGGTGATACATATACTTCTGCTGTTGTTGCTGTATCAAAATCTTCATCCACTTCTTCTCTCATAATACCATTAATAGCTTGAAGATCCATCATTCCCATGAGTCCTTCATTTAGTCCTGTCTTTGATTTAGGTTTTGAAGATTTGAAAGTTACCTTCTCTGCCCCTTTAGCACCTGTATAAGGACCTTGCTTTTGTTCACGCATCCATCCTTGTAAATCGAAATTATCTCCTACCATATTCGTGTTTTTGTTATAAATATACAATAATTATGCTTCGCTTGATAAAATAACATCTGTATTTACCATTTCAAACTCAATATCTTCTATTTTTTTGCAAAAGAAAAACTTTGCTTCATTTTTTAGAGCAATATCTGCATTTAAATATTCTCTCCATGCATTAAAAAGCTCTTGTTTTAGAAGTCGTTCATCATCATAAAAATATTCAACTCCAAAAATATCAAGTACTTCGTAAAGATCTTCTTTTTGTCTTAATAATTTTCTATGCGCTGAGATCATTGTTGATTTTGCTTATGAAGTGATTTAAATCGACATAGTGTATTTTACCATTTTCTAATTCAACAGTATAAACATCTTCATATTCATCTTGGTGTAAAACGCTTCTAATTTCTTTTATGACACCCATTTTTACAGCGCCTTTAGGTGTTGAGAAGATTAATGTATCTTCTATATTGTATTTAGTCATATGTTGTGAATTTTTTACTCAAAATTTGGATTATCGATTATTAAATCATAGTTTGTAAAACCACTAAAATCTAATCTATCTGCTTCAATACGTCTATCAACTAAATCAGCATCAGATCTTAAGCATAATCTTTGACGTCTAATATCTTCTGGGATATCAAAATAAACTACCAAAGAAGACTTTCTATCCCCATCTGACATATGAGATAGTCCAGATGGTGTCATGATAAATGTACACTCGCTTTTTTTCATTTGAGCATTTGAAGTACCATATTGCCATCCATTAAAAGAGACGTATTCATAGAAGAAATTCATCTTGACTAAGTCTTGGAATTTATACTCTGGGATAAAATAGTAATCTTTTCCATGGACTTCACCATCTCTCATGGGTCTTGTTGTGTATGAGATTTGATATGGATATCCCAAAGTCTCAAATATCTTTCTTGCATAATCTTTTCCAGATGCCGCTTTTCCTACTAATATAATCCTCTTTTTTCCTTCTGCGTTAAGTAAAGATATGATGTGATCCGTAGATTTGATATGCATATTACTCTCCTATGATTTCTGTGATAAATTCTGTTTTTGCAATCTCCTTGTTAATAAGATCTAAGCACGATTGTCTTACATCTTCAGCTGAAAATGAGCTCTTTTCAAAGCATAAGAAATGGAATGTCTGTTCTACTAATTTTTTTGCGGCGTGTTCTCTTGTCATAACTATGTTTTTATAAAAGTAATTGAAAATATTGACCTAAAAAAGTTTAATTATAAAGTAGAACATATATATAAGCTATCCTGCGTCTTTATAAATCTACGATTCTCTTTTATTACTCGAAGGATTCTATTTTTATAAGCTCCACACTCCGAGTATTTTTTTCCTATAAATGCAAGATATTGACTTCTTGTCATCTTCTTTTTTCTAAATATGTAGTTTTGATATAAAAGATAGTCCTGAATACAGTCTTCCCAACCAGCATACTGAGCATACCCGTGAAATTCTCCAACTGCAGTAGTCTCTCTTTTTTCTGGCATTTTCATTCCAAGAAAATTATTGTTAGTCTTTGTAAGTTTGCTTTTAAGCTCACCAGATTCTAGTATGATCTGAGCAAATACGATATCTGCAAATTCAATTCCAGTTCTTTTTATTGATTGGTAAACATTCTCTTTTGTGAATTGCTTTGTTTTTTCATTTTCAGTATTAGAAAAGCATAAAAAAATGCCACTCATGATTATAACCAGCAATATTAATGTAATTTTTTTCATTTTGTAACGTTTTTGAGTTAATAAATATTAGTCCCACCAAGATCTAAGATGAGTCTCAAGCATTTTAAACAGTATTCTATTAGCTTTTGTATCAAGATAGTACCCCATATTCATTGCAATCTTTTGTTTAGAGTCATTATCAAAAATATATTTATCTGATTTTGTAACTTCTCTATATGCATGTGGATATTTTGCAAAGTACTCATCGTATTTTTCCCATATTTCATTCGAATGATATGTAAATGCATCTTTCATATCAGTTTTTAAATCTACATCATCTATAGCATCAATATCTTCCTGAGATATTGGGATAAATTCATATTCGGAGTGTTGATAATCCATATACTCACTTTGATATTTCTCTTCTTTAACTATATCAATCAAGCGTACACATGTCATCATTCTTTCAGCATCTCTTTTTGCATCTATGTGAAAACCTCTACTGCCTATATAATCTGCCTGGTGCTTAAGTTTTGTCTTTAAAATTTCCCAGATATAATGGTCATCCCAATCACGGTCTTTCCAAATTACTTTAAACCAGCGAATCAGATTTTTTACACCTTGATAAAAGTCCTTATGCCAATATCTCCATTCAAATTTCCAATTGAGATATAATTTTCTCCAAAAACTTAATTGAGTTTTAGATTCTACTGTTATTCTATCAAATTCTGTATTTACCATTTTTCTATATTATTGAAAAGTCCTTTATATATTTAAATACAGCTAAATCTTTAGCTTTAGCCTCTATTTCTACGTCAAATTGAAGATCAAAAGTCTCAATCCTCTCATAAATGTAATCAGCATGCGCCGTAATTACTGCTTTTAAGTCCTCAGTACGTCTAGAAGATGACATATGAGTTATTGGTACTACTTTCCATGTCGATATAGCCAATTTAAGAGCCTCTTCCATGGTTTGATCTTTAGGACCATAATTGAAATGATGCTGATCAAAGACTATAGGGATGCCAATTTTTAAGTATACCCAGTCATATAGCATTTTTACTGAATATTGATTTGGACTATCATCATTTTCCACAGTCAATCTAGCCTTGCAAGAATCAGAAAGCTTTTGAAAGTTATCACAGAAGCGCCTGGATGCATCTTCTCGGCTTGGTTTTGTTGTATTAATATGTATGTTTATAGGATAGTATGGAGAAGCTTCTAGACCCATCATATCAAATATCTGAGCATGTCTGTTGAGATCGATTATAGTCTTATCTACTACTGACTGATTTTCACTCGCAAGCACATCGAATGGCCCAGGATGAAAACTAACTCTAATATCATTGTCCCTAATGAACTTGCCTAGCTCAGCTAACTTAGATTGAATCACACTAAAGCGAGGAAGATCACAAAACTCGTAAAGACCCATGAATGCAAACATATCACTTGACATTCTATATAGCTTTATGCCATGAGAAAGATTATACTTAAGCAATCGTCTACAATCGTCTATATTGGCTATTGCAAGTTCGCTAACATACTGTAGACCTTTGAGATCAAAAGTACGTTTTACCATTGTGCGATTTACTGATATGTGATCTTTTTTTTGCTTGCCTTGGTTGATGCCCAAAGAAATGCAACAGTAGCCTAATCTTCTCATAACTTTTATTTTACCCATTCATAAAATCCATATTCTATAGCTTGTGATATGCTAAGACTTGGATCTTGTTTCATTGCTTTTAATGCCCATGTGACAATTTCTGCTTCGAGGCCATACTCCCCAGCTTCTTTGAGACAGTCTGCTACTAAACTCATTTCCGAAATAAAAGAATCTTGTTGATTTTCCATAACCTTAATTTTAAATGATTTACAATATGAACTACCTCATGTATTTGTATACTTGCAAGATTTGTTAAATTGAAATGACCTAAAGAATCAGGACATAGCCCTAAAATATGCAATAATTCACTGAACATATCTAAAAGTAAATCTTTTTTTTGAATTGGAAAAGCTTAATTCCAAAGTCTAATTGGAAAGAGGAGCTTTAATTGCTGGATGTGATTGATAGTCTATATTATTTTTCATATAATATTTATTATGATTTTTTTATTGGAGTAGATGTATCTTGAAATTCAAAACTACCTGATCGTAGCTCTAATTGAGACTCATTAAAAATATGAAGCAATCCATATTCGCCCATCTCTGCTACAACTCTAATCTCACCTGCGACTGTTTCAAATACAGATACTATTGTGCAAGGGAATTTATATCCTTTAGGCTTATATGCTTTATCTCCTACTTTAAATTTATTTTCACTCATGTTCATCTTCTAATATGTTTAATTGGTTTTGTAATACATCTAGAGAGTATCCTTTATGAAATTTAGTCTCGGGATCTAATTCCTTTATTTGATCTACAAGGTCTTCTCTTTTACCTTCAGTATAAAACCTATGCTCAATAGCTGAAACTAAATCATAGCACTGTTTATCTCCAGATATGGATATTCTAAGATCATAATCTGTCCATTTCGTTTTATAATCAACGATCATATACCCGCCAGTTATCTTGGTTTTCAGATTATGTAAATATCTATTTCTAACTCTTACAATAGAATTATCACTACCAAATAAATGTAAAAATCTAAGAAACCATCCAGGACACCACCATGGTTTTACTTTACTGTTCATGAATATTACAAGTGGTTCTATTGCTTTGAACATTTTACTATCCTCCTTCCAAGGTACTGCTCCAAGGTACTTGTATTTCTCATGAAAACCTTTAGGAAAGAATACAGCTCTTATGTGATCTAGAGTTATATCCACTGTATGTATGTATTTATATTTTTTACCTTTGAATAGTATCATACTTTATTTTTTAATGTAAATGAAATCTGGATGTGTTCCACCCCATACGAATAAATTTACTGGACATAATCCTATTTCTTTGTCAAATTTAATCTTATTTTCTGAATGCGGATTATAAAAGCCCCAATCACTATCTATCTTGCTGAGTAAAAATTTAATATCACAATCAACAATAGGTTTATTATCAATTAAGACCTCAACCACATCTCCGCCTTCAGATAAGATGTCTAACATTTCAGGTGTATTGTGAACCATGAGACAATCTCCAAAGTCACCACCTGCTTCTAAGTATCCTGGTAATATTGCATACCATAAACCTTGAATTTTTTCGAATTTTATTTTAAAAGCCATGTTGTAAATTTACAAAAGTTTTTCTTATTTTATACTAAGTTCTTGTCGAGTTTGTATTTTAATGTCTCTTTCTTTGAGTGCCTCCTTTTTGTCATATAGTTTTTTTCCTTTGGCAATTGCTACTTTGAGCTTTATTTTGCCACCTAGATCAAATATCTCTAATGGTATTAATGTTATACCACGTTCTGTAAGATTCTTAGCTATACTCTGGATCTCTTTTCGGTTTAGCAATAGTTTCTTATCTCTCAGCTCCTCATGTGTCCTGGATGCGCTTTTAAACTGACCTATATGCATGCCTTTAACATAAATCTCACCATTTAAAATACAAGCAAAACTTTCAGATATACTAGCATCATTATTTCGTATTGACTTGACCTCAGAACCAAAAAGCTGAATGCCAGCAGTATATTCTTTTAGTATATTATACTCAAATCTTGCTTTTCGGTTTGTGATTTTCATTTTTAGTATATTTTTCCAGTAGTATCAACTCCAATAAATTCGTCAAGTTTTTTTAGATCTGGTTTTTCAGTTCCAGGTCTAGTACTATAATTCCAAACTCTGCCCCGTGAATCTGTGATATCAATTTTACCTCTTGTGAAATCAAAAATTTCTTTTTTTGTCATGATCATAAGAGTCTTTTTAAACTGATCTTTGATCTCAAAATCAATAGAAGTTTTCATTCCACTACCAACATGTTGTACATGTGATACGTGTTTGGCAGTTAAAATAGGACCTTCTGAGTTTAGTAATTCTATTGTATTTTGTTTTGTCATTTTTCTATATTGAATTTCTTTTCTGATCAAATCTAGATGCCAACTAGCCCCACCATACTCTAATACAGCCTCAAGCCACTCATCATTCATTTCACATAATGGAGTATAAGTTAGTGGCTGTGTACCACCCTTACCTCTACCACCTCGAAATGCAAACTGTCTTACCTTCTCAAATGGTTCATTATCATATACTCCGATGCGTTCAATTTTATTTATATCTACGGCACCATATCGACCATAATCAAGTCCACCGTCTACTAAAGCATGATTAGAGCATCCACATTTTTTATAGTCGTGTGTATAGTAACTAACTATAGTATTACCACATTCAAGACATTTTATTGCATTATATACTAATTGTGCCATACTTTTTTTTGTGCTAATTGTATTGTTTTATCTTTACGTTGACTATAACCCTCAACTCTTAATCTTTCAATTATTCTAGATTTTAGATAATCAATACATTCAATTTCAGTATTAAATATTTTGCTAACATAACATTCAATATTTAATATTTTGTTAACATACCTACGACCATCGGCTCTTTCTCCCAATTGAGCATATACATCAAACAAGTCACCTTTTTTATGATCAATTAGTTTGAATAAATTGTAATTATAGTGCTCACCACAGTGCTCACCATCAAAAGATACATAACCTTTAGGCATATGAATTATTTCAAAACGTTGTCTTACTTTTTTTAATAGTTTAGCTTTCATATCTTTCTTTTTATATTAATGAGAATCTCCTACATCATGTTTTTCTCCGTAAATAAGATAATCTGGATTGATAACCTTTGCAATTTTATTACGTTCTCCAGTAAAATATTTTACGACAACTCCTTCGTGTGGAATTTTTGTTCCTTCTATAAAGTTATTTAAAACATACCTATCTTGAATTTCTTGTGACCATAGACCAGAATAAAGTATTTCAACGTGAGGAAGTTCTAATACATAATTAGTAATTGTATGTGTTGATTTTGTACTATAATATTGACCATTTTCCATGATATCAAATACAGCAAACTCAATATCTTTAAGACCGTAGTCATAATTCTTTTGAATACCAGCACCATAAATCTCACCATATATTACAAAACCAGGACCTAGCATACTTGGAGTTGAGAACTTTTTTGCAAAATCCCAAAGCTTTTCTTTGATTTTATACTTATCTGCAATTGTATACCAGACATTAGAATCGTAAAATCCTTGAGAATCAGAACCTTTTTCAACATTATGTGAACCAACTACAAACTCATATTCACACCATTCGTCAGTTATTCTTAAGAAACGCTTGATCTTATCCCAAAGAGTAAGTTTAGTCTTCTTAACGATTCCATATCTAGCATTTGTACCATGCAATTTTCTTGTGATTTGTACATAGTCATCTTCATTAAACACTCCCTTTACATTTTTCATATTTGGGAACTTATAATACACATAGAAATTAGGATTTTCTGAATAACGAATTTTCTTTCCAGATGCTAGCTGAATATTTTTAATGGGTGGTTCGTATTTAAAGATACCAAGAGCTTCCATAATATCATCACCAGCTTCTAAGAATTTCTTTGTATTTACATCAGCATATTTAAATGGTATAATTAAACATTCAGAATATACACCGCGAAGCTTAACTGTGCGAACACGATTACCACTTCTAAGATAATTTGTAATATTTAATTTCTCAGCAAGATCTTGAGGAATAATTGCATCGGTTGTAGCACAGATCATAAGTTCATTTACCTTATGAGCGCCTTTTTTTACTATACATGACCAACCACCTACAATAGCTTGTTCAATATTGTCTGCACCTGGAATTTCTTTTATTTCGTTTATTTGAGCTACAAAAGCTACTGAATTTAAATTTTTCATATCCTTAAAAAGGTTTAAATATTGATTCTTTATTTAATGTTATATCAGCACTAATGCCACTATTAGTATTAAATCTAAGTGCGCATGTTAATAAATTTTGAGATTGAGTAGTGATCCAATTTTCTATTATAAATTCTATTTCATAATGAGAAAGCTTGAATTGAGTCTGAGTATTAAGCTTGTCTATAATGCTTTGTCTTGGCGTGTTCATAATTTTATTCTGAGTCTCTATAAATTTGAATACCGAAATCCCACACTAAAAAATTAACTGAGATTATCCAAAGATCTGTGAATACTCCAGTCTCAATATAATGCCCTTTCCTCGAATGTGTAAAATATATTGCTGGAGTTAGACAAAGCTGCTTAAATCCATCCCAAGACCAGCATTTGTGCATATATGGTAGTACTGTGATTTTCATAATTATTTAAGTTTTTCTATTTCACGTTCAATATTCTCTGCCAATAGGATAATACTTCCAAGCTCCGTAGTTGGAGCTGCTCGATAAAGATCACTTGCATCAGTTAAGAACGCTGATATCTTTTTTTGGAGCGCTCCAGCGCGCTTTCTAGCTTCATCTTTTGAAATGCTGACAGATTGTACAGAATTAGATTGCAGAGTCTCAGAACCTATCCAGTTGATCTTTTGTTGTAGTATACTCATAACTTTGATTATTTTTTAGATTCCCCTTATTGGGTACTTTGGATATTTAATGCAGTTGATTTGCTTTTTAGATAAAAAATGTTTGTCTGCATAAAATTGTATTAAACCTTTTTGATATGTAGATCTTTTAGGATACATTTGCACATCGTAACGAGATTCAATATCTGTTTGAATTATTTTTAAGTCAGCTTCTGTTAACATAATTTTGATTTTGTGTATTATAAAAGTAAGCAAATAAAATCATACTAAATATTCTATCTTCTGAGTCACTATATATTATCTAACATAAACTCAATAATCTCTGACTCAAATTGACTATCGTCTAATAATTCACTGCCATCATCAAAAATATCCCAAGAGGAATAACCACTATTTGGATCTATATCTTCTGAATGCACAACAGTATAACACTCCCCGTTATAATCAACCTCGTATGTTGTTTCTACTTGAACTTTTTTTACTGAGTTTTCCATATTATAAAAGTACGTAAAAATACTGAAAATAAAAAGAAAAAGTGCAAAGTCTTTTCAGAAATTGCACTTCTAAGGTATTCAATGACGAATTTAGTATCTTTGACAATTTAATAGCTTTGCTTGAGCCTTTTTTTGCTTATTATGTACTCCGCATGATACTATTAAACATGAGATTAATAGAAATATAACTAATTTTTTCATATTTTATTCTTGTGAAGCCTCTATTTCAGTTTTAGTTTCTTCTTTACTTTTTCCTTTGAATGAGAATTTATCTAAAGAGTCAGCGCCCATTCCAATTGCAGTAACAATCATTACAGCATTTACAAGTTCAGGAGCTGGTTTAAATTGCTCATGTGTATAACTATTTAAAAGCATAGTAATGCAAAGGAAAAGAGATCCAATTAATGCAATTACTGGTTTGATTGAGGTTGAACCTCTTTCATCTTTAAACAAATCTTGAATCCAGGCGATAAATCCGTTTTGTGAAGTTTTCATAAATATGTTGTTTTATGGTTTTTTCTTAATAAATATCTAGACTTATTTGACAACCGTTCCGCTTCAGCAATACTTTGATATACTACTCCATCAACCAATACTTTTTTATTTTTTCCATTATTAGATCTCATTTTTTCAACAGTCTCATTACTTACAGGATGTCCTAATAAAGTATTCCTAATTTTATCTTTTGTATCTTCTGATAATAAAAGAGTGCCATTTTTTTCTTTTGTTTTTGTGGCTTTTTGATAACTTTCTTCTGTATTATGAACTCTATTGACGCCTTTAAACATTTTAGAAAGAAGTAATTTAGTTTCTTCTTTGCATGCTGGCATTTTTCTACCTTTTAATTTTTCATTTCTTTTTTGAACTACTTCCGGTATTTGTAAATGAGAATGGTCTTTATTTTTCATAGCGTAACTAATCCTGCTTTTCTCGTCTTCACTCTTCAATCCACCCCCACCATCTCCAGATTCAGGTTTTAAATTTGCCCAATCTATACTATTAACCACATTATAGAATTGACTATAATATAAACCCATTTCCTTCAAAAGAATCTTGTCATTCGTTTCAAAAAGTATTGTGGTTTTAATATCTTCAGATTTTATTTTGTGCTTTTTTATATGATTAAGCCATCTCGTTCCACTACCTAAATATGTTTCAGGATTTTGCTCGGTTTTTCCTAAGTATTTAAGACCTTTTGGACTTTCTTTTACATATAAGTACGTTGTCTTCATACTTATAAATATCGGAAAATATAGATCAATCAACCAATGTTTAATTTTATTATAAATATCACCTAAATGGATTCAATTATGTTGATGAGTAATTGCATACACGGATCCCGCTATAAAGACACCAATTCCAGTGTATAAAAACGTCTTACCTTTAATCTTTTCTAGTTTAAGGGAATTTTGAAGTTTTGAAACCATTTTCTTATATTCAACCTCTTTTGATTGATATACTAAAATCTGTTGCTTATATATAGAGATCTTATCTTCTTCATTTTTAATAATTAGATCTTGCATTTTAGACTTATTTTCAGTCATCTTTAATATATCTTGAGTAACGTATAAAACACTTTTAGTGCTATCGTATGATATAAGATCTAATGCAATTTGTTTACCTATTTTGTGTGATAGTGTCAATTTCGACGTATCTATAACGTTCTGAGAAAAAACTGTCGAGTTGAGTAGGAGTATAGTGAGAAACGTGAGTGCGTATTTCATCGTATTTATGTTTAATATGAATATATTTTGTCTTAACTGTCTCTATTGCTTTATCGACATAGACTATGCTATCTTTATATACTGTAATAACACTATCTTTTTTTACATGTTGAGAATCTAATTTAGCAATTTGTATTGTAAGACTATCGATAGTTTGTTGTTCCTTGGCTAATTTAATAGTATTGCCCTGGAGTAATGTATACCCCAGGTACAATAAAGCTAGTAATGTAGCAACAAGAATTAACCTTGTTGTATTTTTCATTTATTAATGTTTTGTAGTATCTGATACTGTTGTTGTATGTGTCATTACGGCACTACTATCTACATGAACTGCTGATTTTACTGAGTCTGTTGAACCAGTTGTCTTGTTTGATACACCAGAACATGATGCTAATACTAATGTTGAGATTGCACAAAGTGCGATGAAATTTTTCATTTCGTTTTTATTTTTATTTGGTTAGTACTCCCGACGGGATTTGAACCCGCGTATCCACCGTGAAAGGGTGGCGACCTAGACCGCTAATCGACAGGAGCATTTTATTATGCTAAATAATAGCCTGTAAAACTCGGTTCTAATGCTCTTGCAAGATTCTTTGCTTCTGCATCAATTACAGTGCCTGATTTTGTATATCCTTGCCAAGCTAATGACGGTGATATAGATCTAAGGACAATCTTATTTGGATTTCCTTCTACTTTTTTGAAAATTACAATCTTTCTCATATTTTTTGTTTAAAACCTATTTGACTATAAAAAATAAAACGCTGAGACTATACGTTCTGGTGTTAGATCTTTCGATGAGATTATTTAATTCCTCTCTTGTCCAATGGCTTTTGACCACTATTCTAACAATGCCGATTGATTAGATCAATCACTCCTTGAGCTACTTTTTTGAACTACTCTCTTTGTACTTACTTCTGTCTAAACCTGCCGGTCTAGTTCATCCTTACGGGATTACAGAGCTTTTGAAAGAATCACTGTTGGCTTGCGGCCTCTAGTGGCATCCGACAACCGGATACTGTGTAGGCATCTTTCGTTCGTAGCTGACAGACGCTTTTGCTTTAATTGTTTTTTTAAGATTTGCATCCAATAGCAAGTTAAAGTTACGACTTATGGATATAGAAGGTAGTGGTCTGCCGCCTAAGCTCACCCCAATTTTGTCAGGGTAAATACTTAACTACCTTCTGAGATGTCCCCATCTCCATATTTTAAGAGTTCTCATTATTAAAGCCTTGGTAGACTATAATAATTGAAGATAACAACACCACTTGTACACCCACTTACCTTTCGGTTTTAAGATCCCTCTAATATTGGTACCCGCAATCTTACACTTGGATAAATGTAATCTTTACTTGATACCTACAGGTTAATCTTATTGCTCTTCCAAGCTCAACCAAACGACCCATATCGCCTAGTAATCTATCCATTTCCCCTACAGTGTTACCCTCGAGTACTTAGGACAGACTATATCCTGCTTGCTTACTTGAGCTCCTTTCGAAGCCGCAAATGTCGTCAGTCATGAGACATTCACTTTATACTACTTTCATAGTTTATTTAACGACCATAAGCGGCCGAATATCATTTACCAAAGATCAGCCCGAAGGTAGATCAATGATTGGATAATAATAATTTCAAAGAACTTTAGTGTAGCGGGTGATGGATTTGCGCCACCGTTCTCCGGGTTATGAGCCCGACAGGATAACTACTTCCCTAACCCGCTATATATCTTTTAAAAAATAATCGTAGGTTGTCAACATCTATCTTGTTGTCATCAGCCCCTTTTTCGCCGATTATTTTTGCTTGATTGCTATATTATAAAAGTACTAAAACTTCTTTAACTTTTACAATCTTTGTTTTGTGTAATCAGATATTTTATTTTCTGATCCCAGTGGAGCATGAGGGATTCGAACCCTCGTCCAAACAATATTATCAATTAGACTCATTCACAAGCTTATTCTCGTTTTCTAACTAGACAAAATATTGGTTCCTCTTCTCGTACGATTGTTACCAA